TATCTCCTATATGTAATAAAGAACTATGTATGACTAGATCGTTAGGTATTCAAGCTGAAATACCTCAGATCATAGATGAATTTAAAAACCCTATGAAGTCATTTGATTTAAAAACAACTTACTATGAATTTGATTATGATAATCAGCATATTGTAATGCAACCAGAAAATATGATTGATGAAAAAGCTTGGAGATTAAAATTAATGAGACATGGAATATTTTGGAAAACATTACCTAAGTCTAAAGCTAATCCAAATCCATATGAAGTAATGTTATCAGCATTAATGAAAAGATTTGTAGAGAATGAACATTTTAATTATGATGATATTGTTGAAGATGAAAGATATCAAACATTAAAAGATTTCTTTGAAGATAAAATAGAACAAGATGATTTTGATAAATTAAAAGACGGTTATATTGTATTAGATTCTAAAACAAGTATTTGTTATTTTACTAGAGCAACAATAGATAAGTGGCTTAAAGATAAAAAAAGTAAAGTATTTAATTCTACAATAGATGCATTACGTTTATTGAATTGCACTAGGTTAGAATATCATAAGGGTGTTAAAAATGTCTGGAATACTCTTATGCCAAAATTTATTAATCACCAAGCAATAAAGAAGAGCAACGGAAAAACTAACAACGTAAGTGAAATGGACGATGACTATCACACAGGAAAATTTAGAAATCCAGAAGTTAAAACAAATATACAAAAAGACAGTTAAGATATTTGGGCCGCCTGGAACTGGAAAGACATATACTTTAATTGAAAAGGTATTAAAGGGACATATTAAAAGAGGAACTAACCCTAATAATATTGCTTTTATATCTTTTACAAATAAAGCAGTGAATACTGCAAAGGATAGAACTCTTGCTGCATTTCCACAATATACAGAAAAAGATTTTTCTAGATTTAAAACATTACACAAATATTGCAGAAACTATTTTGAAGAAGAGATATTTGATATTAAAAATTGTTTAATTGATTTTGCATTAGAAGAAAAATTTATAAAGCATTCTGATAATAGATTAGAAGATGACAACTTTGTTTATAAAGATTGGTCGTTAGGTATCTATGACAAATCAAGAAATATGATGAAAGATCCAGTCTCTGTTTATAAAATGGAATCTTATAAGAGGGATAACATAGATGTGTTTCAAAGAAAGATATCTACCTATGAGCATTATAAACTTAATGGAAGAGAAAGACCTTTAATTGATTTCACAGATATGATTGAAAGAGCTATTAATGAAATAACTTTTCCTCCATTAGATATTTTAATTTTAGATGAAGCTCAAGATTTTACACCATTACAATGGTCAGTTATTTATAAGATTGTAGATAATGTTAAACGTGTTTATCTAGCAGGAGATGATGATCAAGCTATATATAAATGGAATGGCTCTGATCCAAAGTATTTTACCACATACTTTCCCGGCAGAAAAGTAGTCTTACATAAGACAAGAAGATTTAATCAAGCTATATATGATTTTTCTCAGATAGTTCGTAGAGGAATATTAGATAGTGTGGAGAAAGATTTTGAAACAATTAATAAAGAACAGGGTTATGTAAAACGTTATATGGGTTTTATGGAGATACCCTTTAATGAATTAGAAGGAACTTGGTATATCTTGGGTAGGGTTACTAAAGTTGTTAATGAATTAAGAATGGGCGCTAAGGCAGCAGGATTGTATTTTGAAGATAGTAAAGAAACCAAATCCTTTGATCAAAAACAATGGAACGCAATTAAAGCATGGACTGCAATATCAAAAGGAAAGTCTATTGATAAGAAGAATGCAGAAAATGTATATAGATTTATAAGAGAAATTGATAACTCTAATTATAGAGATGAAAAGTTTTGGATAGACCAACCAGATTTTACTACCTATGATTTCAAACAATTAAAAGAATGGTGTGGTTTATCATTAGATGATGAGTTCCAAACAAAAGAATGGTGGTGGGTGTTGAGAAGAAACTTTACTTCTAAACAAAAGATTTACTTTATAAGATTATTGAAAAGATATGGGCAAGAACAATTGGACAAGAGACCCCAAATCATTATAGATACTATTCATTCTGTTAAAGGTGGAGAAGCTGATCATGTAATTGTATCAGCTAAAAATGACTACGCCTCTGATTTTAATAGGAAGAATAAACAAGACAAAATAGACGAACTAAAGGTTTACTACACAGGGTTCACTAGAGCAAAGAAAACATTACATTTGCTTTCAAGTGATAACCAATACAACTATCCTGTTGGTAAAGATTATTTAGTTTACTTACAGGAGAAGAAATGAGTAATAAAGCGTTTTTTAAACAAGTTGGTGGAGCACACTATAAAAAGTATGCCATACAACCATCTCAGTTCATTAATAAAAACAAAATATTGTTTGCAGAGGGTAATATAATCAAGTATATATGTCGGCACCAAGATAAAGGAAAGAAAGAAGATTTGCTTAAAGCAATACAGTATATCGAAATGATAATAGAAAGAGACTACAGTGAATAAACATTGGGCGCCTATTAAACAAATAAGTAGTCATCTTGGTAATATGATTACTAAAGATATGAAAGTTTTAGAATTAGGCCCAAGTATAATTCCATTTGAATATGCAACACATTATTGTGGTTGGGATATTAATGAAAGTAACAAACTTCCTAATTATAAAATTGTAGATTTTTCTAAAGATAAATTCCCATATGCTGATAAAGAATTTGATTTTACTTACGCACGACATGTTTTAGAAGATTTATATAATCCATTTCATTGTATGGAAGAAATATCAAGAATTTCTAAAGCGGGATATATTGAATGCCCATCACCTATTGCTGAAATATGTATGAATGCTGAAAACTATCCTGAGAATTCAAAAGTAAGATGGAAAGGATACAACCATCATTATTACATGGTTTGGAATGAAGACAATAAATTAAATTTTTTACATAAATTTCCTAGTGTAGAAATTTTTGATAGTGATCAAAAAAATTTAGAAAAAATATTAGAACATCCTCTTAATTGGAATATTTATTATATTTGGAAAGATAAAATAGAATATAAACATTTTCAACATTCTAAGGATTTTGAATGTCCTGTAGCCCCAAGTTATTCAGATTTAATAGAAAGGGGAGCAAAAGCTTCTTTAGATTTTAATGAACAATTTAGAAAGGATTTAATTAAATGACTAGTTTACAACTATCAATGACGTTTAAGAAAAGCATTTGGTCATGTCCAAATGAATATAAAGATTTATCTTCATATCCAGAAATAGCAATCGACTTAGAAACAAGAGACGAGGGTATTACTAAGGGACTAGGAGCTGGTTGGGCAACTAATAATGGAGAAGTAATTGGTTTTGCAGTAGCCGTAGATGGATGGCAGGGTTATTATCCTTTTAATCATTTTGGTGGTGGCAACATGGTTCCTGAACAAGTTCTTAAATATATTAAGAGTGTTTGTGCATTACCTAATAAAAAGATATTTCATAACGCTCAATACGATCTAGGTTGGTTAAACTCTATGGGTATGACTGTTAATGGACAAGTCATTGATACAATGGTCGCTGCGGCTATTATAGATGAGAATAGATGGTCTTATTCATTAAATAACTTAGCTAGAGATTATTTAGGTGAGATTAAAGCGGAAACTGATTTAAATGAAGCTGCTAGAGATCATGGAATTGATCCTAAAGCTGAGATGTGGAAATTACCTGCAGAGCATGTTGGTTTTTACGCTGAGCAAGATGCACGGCTCACGTTCCTATTATGGCAACGATTTAAACATGAGATTTTAACTCAGAATCTAACTACGACATGGGAATTAGAATCTAAAGTACTTCCAACAATACTTAAGATGAGACAAAGAGGTGTTAGAGTTGATGTTGATAAAGCAAGTAGATTAACTGTAGAGTTTGCGGCTCAGGAAAAAGTATTACTACAAAAGATTAATAAGCTTGTTGGTAAAGATATAGATATCTGGGCGGCAAGACAAATAGGAGAAGCTTTTGATAAGTTAAAGATTGAATACCCTAGAACTGAAAATACGGGTGCACCATCCTTTACACAAAACTGGTTACACAATTCTAAACATCAAATCTCACAACTGATTGTACAAGCAAGAGAAATTAATAAATTTCATAATACTTTCCTTGCAAATATTTTAAAGTATGAACACAAAGGAAGAGTTCATGCAGAGATTAATCAATTAAGATCAGATCAAGGGGGAACAGTGTCTGGTCGTATTTCTATGTCTAACCCAAATCTACAACAACTTCCTGCACGTAATAAAGAATTTGCTAAAAAGATTAGAGGTATATTCTTACCAGAAGAAGATCATAAGTGGGGTTCATTTGATTACTCACAACAAGAACCAAGAATGGTTGTTCACTATGCGGCATCTATTGGAGAGGGTTATGAGGGTTCACAAGAATTAGTTAGAGCTTATGAAAATGCTTCAGCAGACTTTCACCAAACAATTGCAGAATTAGTTGGTATAGAAAGATCTCAAGCTAAAACTATTGGACTTGGATTAATGTATGGTATGGGAAAAAATAAACTTGCTCTCTCTTTAGGATTATCAAAGGAAGAAGCAGAAGTATTAATATCAAAATATAATCGTAAAGTTCCATTTGTAAAAATGTTATCTGATAGATGTATGAAAAAAGCAAATGATGAGGGTGTCATCCGTACTAAAAAAGGTAGAAAATGTAGATTTGATATGTGGGAAACTAGAGACTTTGGAATACATACTGCTGAAACATTTGAAAATGCTGTTGCTAAATATGGAAAAGATGGCATTAAACGTGCTTTTACATATAAAGCTTTAAATAGATTGATACAAGGATCAGCAGCCGATCAAACTAAACAAGCTATGGTTAGTTGTTATGAAGCCGGATATCTTCCTATATTACAAATTCATGATGAATTATGTTTTAATGTAAAAGATGGAGATGAATTAAAAATAAAAGAAATCATGGAAAATTGTATGGAGTTTAAAGTACCTAGTGTTGTTGATATAAGTATAGGAGATGATTTTGGACAAGCTTCTTAAAACAAAAGACCAAGGATTAAAAACAATTGTACATCCGTTGTATCAATTATTTCCATCAAGATTAAAGTTAGTTTATTTTGATGATGTGAAAGCAATTCATGGCGCACATAATGATTTTAAAATAAGTATTAGGGCTGATATGGAAAAGAATGGTTTACTTTGTCCAATGGTTTTAGACTCAAATAATAATTTAATTAATGGTACTCATAGATTTAAAATATTATCAAAAAATAAATTAGCTGATGCAAGTTTATTTTATACTTCTAAAGATGATAATGAATTAAATTTTTTATCAAGATTAAATGTTGAGGTTTGGAAATTACATTCGGCTAATACACCACCAAGCGATTTTGAATTTTTATTTAAAAAGCCTATGCTAAAACATACAGAAAGATGTATCTCACTCCTAAGTGAAGGAGTTGTAAAAGCAATCTAATTAACTTAAGAAGCTATAGAGTCTACTGATTCTATTTCTTCTTCTGTCGTTCTTGTTTCTAACCAAGCTTTTTTTGCTGCAAGTTCAATCAATTTAGCTTTCAACTTTTTCAGCTCATATTCAATTTGCAACATATCGAGAGTTACTTGGCCTTGCTCTAAAAATTGGTAATTCCATTTGGATTCCAATTTCATCTTCTGAGCAATTATTGTTTCTTCATTGTGAAGC